CAGACGTTATCAGGACCTATTAAATACTTAAAACCGCAATCAACTACAGCATCTTGTACAGGATACATGTTTATATCATGGCCTAATAGTCCTGCTGTAGTTTTTAATAATGGACTATATGCTTTTATATCTTTAACTACGTTTTTGTATGTATGGCTAGCATCAATAACACAAAGTCTATTTTTTCATTTATATTAATTGATTGTTCCCAGCTCGATCCTTCAAGTACGATTAATCTATCTTTATACTTTTCTTTAATTTTAGTATTATAAAATTGACTAATGTCTTTATCAACGCTGTACATTTTTAATGTAGGATTGTTATCTAACAAATGAAACAATGTTCTGCCAACTCTTGTTCCTACTTCAACACCAACTGTCCACGAATTTTTTTTAATTAACAAATCAATAAAGTGTTCTCTAGTCGGTTTACCGTTGTAATTTATATTTTGTTTACAGTTATTATCTATTTTAACATTATATTTTTTTGACATAAGTTATCCGATTAGAAACCCATATCCATAACCGCCAGCAACTGCAAGAGCTGCTTCGTTGTCAAGTTTTTCAATTTCCGCGCTTGCTTCTGCTTTAAGTGCAGTACCGTTTAAACTGGTGCCGCCCTGTGGACCTGCAATCGTTGCAAACTTTTCTCTTGCTTCACCTAACATGTACTTGCATGTAGCAAGTGCGTAATCTTTAATCCATTGTTTGGCAAGATAGTCAGTTAACAATTCGCTATCTGGTCTGTGATTATAACAAAATAGTAAAATTTCTTCTCCTGCCCTAGGACGTTGCAGTAGTGTAAGTTTTCTAGTTGGTGGGTTCCAAACAAATTCGATAAAACTACCAAACATTCTGCCTACCAGTTCTTGTTGCTGAGCAAACAACTCGTATGTTAGTAATCCACCCATTCCCGAACCTGCTAAAAGGTATGTATTTGTATATGCAAGGTTAAATGGTTCATATAAACTACTTCCATCGCCGCCGCCGCTTCTACTGCCTACAGATCTTCTAAAACACTGTCTTACTTCTATTATTTCGTGTGGTAATATATATTCGTTAGTATCATTTATCAACTTTAAAGTTACATAACTTTCTTCAACACTGTTACCGCTTTTTTGTCTAAACTTACCTAAAGCTCTGTTTAATGCAGTTTCATAATGAATAGGGTCTAGTTCGACATCAACCATGCCGCCGCCGAGCATAGCGTGTATATAATCATAAACTTCTTGTTTGTAGGTTACTAAATTGCTGTCCATTGAGTATTCTCCACATGTATTTATAATAAATACAATATGCCACGTTTAAGCCTCTATAGACCCGAAAAAAGTAACGACTATGAATTTTTTGATAAAATTATCAATGAACAATTTTCTGTAGGCGGTACAGATCTATTTGTTCATAAGTATCTTGGACCAAAAAATCCTACTTCAGAAAATGCAACTGCTGATCAACCACAGTATGATGTAATAAAAGAAACAAATATACAAGACTTGCTACTTTTAGAAAACAGAGACAGAAAATACGATAGCGACATTTATCGTATTAGAGGAATTTATCAATTACAAGACTACGATTTTAATCTTTCTCAATTTGGTTTGTTTTTATCTAATGATATTTTATTTGTGACGGTACATATTAATTCAAGTGTAAAAACTATTGGACGAAAGCTAATGTCCGGTGATGTTATTGAACTTCCGCATCTTAGAGACGAATATGCATTGAATGATTATTCTGTAGCATTAAAAAGATACTACGTTATAGAAGAAGTTACTCGTGCAGCCGAAGGATTTAGCCAAACTTGGTATCCACATCTTTATAGACTAAAATTAAAACAAATTACTGCTTCTCAAGAATATAAAGACATACTCGAATTACCTATAGAAGAAGGTTCTAATACCACACTAGGCGATGTATTAAGCACATACGAAAAGGATATGCAAATTAACAATGCTGTAATTGCACAAGCCGAAGCAGATGCCGGATTAAGTGGGTACGACATCAGTCACTTCTATACATTACAAGTTGATCAAAACGGAAGAACAGAATTAGTTACCGCAGATTTGACATCCCTCGATGCATCAACACAAAATGAAATAGCAGACAGGGTAAATCAAACACCGGAACGTGCAGGATATAGTGGTTATTTATTAGGTGACGGACTAGCACCCAATGGCGAGTCTTTTGGAAGTGGTATTACATTTCCATTAAGCGCAGTTAAAGGTGACTACTTTTTGCGAACAGATTTTATGCCAAACAGACTTTTTAGATTTGATGGAGCTCGTTGGGTCAAAGTTGAAGACAACGTTAGACATACTTTGTCAAATACAAATACAAGACAAACACAAAAAGGTACATTTATCAACAATACAAATTCGAATACTATTTGTGATGACGAAGTTGTTGAAAGACAAAGCCTTAGTAAAGCATTAAGACCAAGGGCAGATAACTAATGTTGCATTTTTATGACGGTCAGATTAGAAGATATTTAACACAAATAATACGTTTAATGAGTAATTTTTCGTATAAAGATGCCGACGGCGATGTTAAACAGGTTCCTGTACTATACGGTGATTTAACTCGACAAGTTGCGTCTATTATCAAAGATAACTCAGAAAATAAATTGCCCAGTGTACCGCGAATGGCAGTGTACATAACAGGTCTTGAAATGGACAGAACTCGCACTAGCGATTCTTCATTTGTAAGTAAAGTTCACATAAGAGAAAGAGCAGTTGACGAATCCGGTCAGGAGTATTTAAATACGCAAGGGCGTAACTATACTGTAGAACGTCTTATGCCAAGTCCTTATAATTTGTCAGTTAACGTAGACATTTGGAGTAGCAATACAGATCAAAAATTACAAATTGTCGAGCAAATTTTAACACTATTTCATCCTAGCTTAGAAATACAAACAACTGATAACTTTGTTGATTGGACCAGTTTGACTGTAGTTAATTTAGATAGAATAGAATTTAGTAATAGATCTATACCTGTAGGATTAGAAAGTGAAATAGATATAGCTACTCTTGCATTTACTACACCTATATATATTTCACCTCCTGCAAAAGTAAAACGCTTGGGTGTTATAACTAATATCATCACTAGTATCTTTACCGAAAGTCAAGGAAATATAGACTTAGGTATAAGTACACCAACTAATTTGCTAGATGCAAACAATTTTGAAATTGTCGAAGAAAGAGAATTAACCAACGCCGACGGTGTTGCAGAAAGAATTGTCGATGACGGTCAGTTTCCAAATGACGGTACTGGAGAAATGGACATTCGAGTTACTAGAAAAATTAGGCCTCGTCAGCCAGGCTCAACTTCGATGAATAGCACTTGGTTGTCATTAGGATTATATGTAATCGGTAATAAAGCTTATGTAATAGACAAAGGAACTATCGGTTCTATGAATTGGAATTCACTGTTTGATGCATATCCTGGTTGTTATAAGCCTGGAATAAGTCAAATACGAATTTTAAAAGATGACGGTACTTACGTGGTAGGATATGTCACTGTAAATCCTCTTAAACCAAGCGAATTATTTGTCGATTGGGACAGCGACACATTACCTAGCAATACTGTATTACCCGGACCTGCAAGAAATCCAAACAGCTACACATCTATTGATTACATTATTGATCCACTAAGATGGAACCCTACTACTAAACTTGTTCCAGGATTGCGTGTTATGCTGTTAGGAAAAATTGGAAATGCAATTAATGACGACGGCGCATATGGGTGGAAGGCTGCTGATTCACCGTTTGGTGATCTAGTTGCTGGTGAAAATGACATAATAGAGTATGACGGGGCTGAATGGTCTGTTATTTTTAATTCCAGTGAAGAAACAGACTCTATTTACATTACTAATCTAGCAACAGGTTCTCAATACAAGTGGACTGGAGAATACTGGACTAAAAGTTACGAAGGCGAATTTTCACAAGGCGGGTGGATGTTGTTTCCAGACGTATAACTAATGTTATGAAGAAAATAGTATGTTCCGGTGCATTGTTTTATACCTTAAGCACAAATAGATTTCTATTATTACATAGAACTCAATCTAAACAGAATAATGTGTGGGGGTTAGTTGGTGGTACTAACGAAGGCTACGAAACCCCATGGGAAGGCTTACGTAGAGAAATTCAAGAAGAAATAGGTACTTTACCTGAAATTAAAAAAACTATACCATTAGAAACTTTTATCAGCAACGATGAACAATTTTTATTTCATACCTATTTGTGTGTTGTACAAGATGAATTTATACCAATACTAAACAATGAACATGATGGATATTGCTGGGTAAGTTTTGGAAAATGGCCAAAACCTTTGCATACTGGATTAGCAAACACTTTAAGAAATAAAACAAACCAACAAAAACTCGAAACAGTTTTTAAGCTAATTGATTTAATTGGTTAAATTGATCTCTGAGCCATACTTCGTCGTTTATTTTTAAAAGATTGTCGGGCTCGCCTATATTTTCTAGTCCAAAGTTTTTTCCGTGCTTAGACCCAATTATATAAAACTCAGCAAATGGAACATTTTTTATTTCTGTGCAATTCAAGTTAATCTGATTTTTAATTTCAACATTTAACTTTCCATTAAAATGTAAATTGCTTGTTAGTTTAGCTGTTTCAATAAATCCGCTAGCCCAAGCAGAAAATGCATCTTTTATTAAATCATTTTGATCGATGTTGATTGGAGTACTTGCAAAAATAGGCCATTCTTTTTTTTCTATATAAAATTTATAGTTTATTTCGTTTTCTGTTAAATTATTATTTTTACTAAACAGTGCAATTCCGTTGTATTGTGTTCCGTTTAAAAAAACATGTGTAATATTATTATCAAAATTGTTATTATACGGAAAGTACATATCAAATTTAAAAGAATCACTTACTTTAACATTGCTAGGAATTCCGTAAAACATATTAGTTTTACTTTTTTCTTTTGCAGTTAAATAATCTTGATAGTTGTCTATTTTAAATTGTTCGTATTTTTTAGGTAAACTTGCTACAATTGCATATTCTTTTTTTTGCAAATAGCTTCTAGACAAAAATTCTTTTTCAGTTACAGGAGAATTTTTACTAAACAGTACAATGCCATCAGTATAGTTGCCATTTAAAAAAGTATGGTTAACAGATCTGTCGTGATGCGAAGTAAATGAAAATTCTTTGTTTACTTCTATATCATCAGGTACAAACCAAAAACTGTCAGTTTTTGAATTTTGTAATGCATATAGATATTCGTTGTAATTTTTAAAGTTAAACTTTTCAAACGGAATTGGATTAGATGCAACTACATTTACTTCTTTTTTCAGTGCATAAAATCTATAATTTAATTCTCTAATTGTTGGATTAGAATTTTTTGGAAATAGTGCAATTCCATCAAACAGTCCATCTATACCGTTTTTAAAAACATGTATAACATCTAAACTCCAGTCGTCCGGTTCGTAATTAAACCGAAATCTATCTGTTATAATTACATCATCAGGAATTAACCAAAACAAGTCAGTTTCGGATATCTGTACTGCTTCAGAATGAGACATTACTGCTTGTGTTTGCGGAAACTTTTCTATTAATTTTTTATAACTTTCCGTTTCTTTATTTCCTATAAAAAACATATCGTACATATCTTTTCCACAGTACGTATCGTGTATTCCACATATATTATTATGTTTTATAGTAACAGTTGCATTAATTTTAGTTGGCACTAGTTTAACCATATTCCAACTTTTAACATGCCATTTAGATTTATTTACATAAGGAAAAACATGGATTGCATTCGTCTCCTTGGGTTTAAACCAAAGAGGAAAAGTGTTTAATAACTTTATTTTTTTATCAACTAGCCAAACAAACTCGTGGATTGTATGGTCTTTTAGTATTGAATAATCAGAAGTGTCGTCTACAAATAAAACAGGATGTGTTGTTAGTATTTGATTTTTTAAAACATCTTGTCCGTTGTAAATTTCTCTTGAAAATCTATTAAACTTTTCAACTGTGTTCATGTATTTCGTCAAGTAAGTAAGCTTTCATTCCATAATGTGCAATGCATTTGCTTATTGCGCAGTCAACAAATATATCAAATCCAGTGTCGCTTGCTTGTTTACAAAAGTAGATATCTTCTCCGGAAATATCCTTTGTGTCCTCATTCCATACATGAAAAAACCAAGGTTTTGGAATTTCTTTAAACACTTCTATTTTTGTTAAAACGCATCCCATTCCTACAGCAAAAACTTTTTCTAGTCCAGTGTTAGAAATTGGCAAGCGTTTAGAAAGATCGTCTTTATCAATAAATGCAACAGATTTTTGAGGTTTTATTCGTGTACTATACGTTGCTGCTACAACATCTTTGTTATGTTTGTTTAATTCATAAAAAACGTTATCAGGAAAGTGCATATCGCTATCAAACCATAGAATATGAGTTGCATTGATAGATAATGCACTATCAACTAATTCATTTCTTTGTTGTGATATAACGCTACCTAAGTTAAAAATAACTTCGAAGTCTATATTATCTTTGGTTAATTTTTTACTTAGATTAACTAGACACTGTACAAAAGTTGTATGCACTATGTCTCTTGCAGGAATGCATATAGCTAATTTCATTACACAACAGATTTATGTATTGTGTTAACTGATAAATCTCTTTCCGCATCAATTGTTATTTCGTTAAGACTTCTTGCTGTTGACGTTGCAATTTTAACAGCCTCTTTAAAATCTTCTTTTGGTAAAGACGACATCTCCAACATAGTTTCAGGCTGTACTTTACCTAGTGTTAACAAGTCTGCCGATGCTTTTTTACCTAAAAATGTAATCCAGTGCATACGATCGTCAGATTCAATTCTGCTCATAACTGCTTCTACTGATTCTCCGTTTAACACTTTTTCTTTCATTTTTTCTTTAAATGCATCTTCGATGTCTAATGAATAAAGTTTTAGTAGTTTTCTTGCCTTACTATATTCGTTAGCTAATAAAACGTGCTCAATTTCGTACTGTGTAATCATGATATATCCTTATTATCTTCCGCCAAATGTAGAACTCATGGTTATATTATTGCCGGTTGCAATACCTATATAAGTTCCTAAAATTCCTAAAGAAACTGTACTTGACGGACCGCCAAAATAAACTGATATATCGGCATATAATCTTATTGTACTACCGGTTGGAGGTAACGCCATTTACAATTCCTACATTTAATCATCATTCTAACATAATATATTATGATTGTCAAGTTTGATAGCCAATAAACTTGGCTATCAAATTATTTCTTTTGTAACTCTATTATCATTGCCTTTAATTCATCTATTTGCGTTTGCTGTGCTTTTATTGATTCAATGAACAAGCCAGCCATTGCACCGTAGTTAACTGTTTTTGTACCGTCTTCAAGTGTAGTAACAACTTCTGGAATATATTGTTCTATTTCTTGTGCAACTACACCCATGTAGACTCTGTCTTTATCTTCCAGGTCTGTTCTAGTATAATTTACACCGCGTATGTTTAACACTTTTGTTAACGGATCTGCAATAACAGTAATGTTGTCTTTTATTCTAGCATCAGAATATGCAGTAACTTCGTTTGTTGCAGTAAACGCACCGGCACCGGTTAGTGTTGCTGCA